TCACTTAGGAAAATGGTGCCGGGCCTGAGACGCGTTCACTGTATTGACATATTTAGCGATAGATTTACGCTCATGCTCATTGCCTGATTTTGCAAATGCCTGTATGAAGAGCATCATCCTTTCCGACTCAACTTTTAAGTGCTGGTGCCCCAGCTCCAGATTAAATACTGAAATTTTTGCGGCTGGACTTTGGGTTTTTGAGGCATTTAACTCATAGCGCGATTTTTTCAGCGCCTTACAGAGCACGTCAAAATGCTGGTTTAGTGTAACCAGACTCTTGCAAGAAAGAATAATATCATCCATATAGACAGATACCGTGACGCATCCAGATCGATGGAACGAATCGATAACATTTCCCGCATAAGAATTTTGCAAACAGAGTGTCGCCAGAACAGGTGATTGCGGATATCCATACGGAACAGCAAATTTATGCCCAACAGCATTAGGAAGTCTAACTGTTGAAAGTTTTGCTATAAGTCTAGCTTTGTCATACGGTATGATTTTTTTTAGTTCACGCGTAACTCGGCTTTGCGATGTTGACTCAAAAAAACCTTTAATATCAATCAAGCAGAAGTAATTATTTCTTTTGTGTAACCTAGCAGCAGCAACATGCCCTCCATTTCTTAGATGATAATAATACAATGGAAACCGCCAATTTTTCCGTATATACCGGTGCAGAGCGGAACCATATTTAATCATTTCTTCAGAAGGTATATGAACCCACTTGTTTTCTTTAAGAAGGAATTTGTGCTTCCACTTTTCCATCAGGAAATTCATCCCAACTTAAGCAGCAATAGTTAAGGACTATGTGAAGGTAGCCGTTTGCTTTCTCAACGAAAGCGATTAACTCGTTGAGAAGCTCAAGGGTGAATTTAACACCCATGGCGAACTTCACTAAGCCAAACAGATATTTCTTCATGTTTGTTACCTCTGTACTATCCTGACGCATCTTAGCGCAAGCGCATAGTCCAAACTAAAATCCCAGGAGTCCCAGTAGTCCCAGGAGTCCCAGGAGTCCCAGGAGTCCCAGGAGTCCCAGGAGTCCCAGGAGTCCCAGGAGTCCCATATGTCGTATACGACGAGTGTACAGAGGGCCGGAGAAAACGGCTAACGTCAGGAAATGTAAGAATACACTGAACTTAAAAACGTTTGCATCATATTTTCAGTTACCCCAATCGTCTCACCTTATATTATTCTTTATAAAATAATGAGTTAAGTTATTCTGGCAGACAAAAATCAGTAGTAACAATCAGCCCTCCGCCTAATAAAAAACAAATAATTTATTGAAATTCAATAGGTTAAAGAAAATCTGATTTTCTTATAAGATTCTTACAACTGAAAAACACTGAAATTCTTTTCAATGTTTTCAGTTTCGCTTTTCTGGCAGAGCCCCAGCGCTGGCGCAGTCTGGCGATATCATTTGTAAAAAAACAAAACTGAAAAAATTTTGCGATCCAAAACTTGCAGGCGGGTGCGGTGTAGTGCCGTTTTTGTCTGCGAACGTTTTATTTTGTGGGGCCGTGACTGCGTCAGCGCAACGAGGCGGGCGGGATCTGTTTCAGTGGTGGCGGTGGGTAGTTTGCGCGCTGCGGGCGCTGTGGTGCGGTCTGGGTGGGTTAATGACGGGCATAAAAAAGCCCGCGCATGGCGGGCATATTGTCGGGTCAGGCAATGATACTTTCGTACCGGCTGCGGGTCTGTGTCGCCTGCGCTGCCGTCTGGCTGAATGCGGCGGCAGTGGTGGGCCCGCCGGTGCCGGGGTGTGAATGGTTTGCGCACTGGCTGGCCAGCTGTGCCAGCAGGTCGATGGTTTCCAGCATCATTTGCAGCGTGTTAACGCCTTCGCTGCCGATGTGTACCGTTGGCCCCATGATTTGCTGGCCGCCCGCCGCGATGCTTTTACGCAGCTGCGCGATTTTCTCGGTAAGTGCGCCATCGGTCTGCGTCTCGATGCCGCCCTTTACGTGCGTTTTCTGCTGACCGTCAATTTCGGCTTCGGCGTCGCCTTCCACGCGGGCCAGAAATTTGCCGCTGGCCGCGATGGCGTAATCGCCGGTGGCCACGTGCTGAACGGCACCGGCCAGCAGGCTGACGGTTCCCAGTACCGTGGTTTTATCCGTGGCTTTTACCATGGTTTCACGGCTGACCAGCTCGCGGCGCTCCCGGTCTGCGGTCACTTCGCGGCTCATGGATGTTTCACTGATGGTCTGGTCAGTTTTCCGCACCCAGTCACCGGCCTGCGTGACGCGCTGTGACACTTCCTCGCGCTGCTGTTGCAGCTGCTCGCCCGGCTTCACATCCGGCAGGCTTGTTCCATCCGGCACGGTCTGACGCACAAACGGCTTATCCGCGCGCCCGCCGGTAAAGCCCACCTCTACCAGCGTCCCCTCGGGCGGAAACTGGAACATCCCCGAATCATTACCGGCCATCGGCACCGGCAGCGGCACGGCGGAATATACCGGCGTGTTACCGTCCGGCTTACCGTCTGCATCAAGCAGCTGCACGTCAACGGCGTAACGCGGGCGGAACGGATCAGAAAAATTCCCGCTGCTCACCGGCTCGCTGTGCGCCACCACCCGCGCGAATTTCGGCAGATGCAGCCCGGACGCCAGCTCCGGATAATGCGCCTCAATCTGGCGCTGCGCCGGGGTTTTCTGTAGCGGCCTGCCGGTTGCCTTATCGCGCGGCGTCCACGTGATGGTCATGTTGTCGCCGGACAGATTAACTTTCGTCACCCGCTGGCCGTTCACCTCTGCACCGGGGCGCAGGGTCTGCACCAGGGGAATGGTCATGCTGTTGCCACCGGCAGCGCCCTGGTTAAAGTCAGCCGGAATTTCAACGGGCCGCCCGGCAAACAGCGCCTTTTCCGCGCCGCCCAGATACAGAGAGCCATCCGGCAGCTGATACCAGACGTAATCATTCACGCCAAAAGCGCGGCCCAGATTATCCAGCAGCTGGAACCCGCTGCCGGAATGGGTGAAGTGCGGGATCGGCCTGTCGCTGTAGGCCGCATCCGGCACCGTCACCGTGATGCCGCTGTGCTCCGTCAGCCAGCTGGCGATTTCTTTCAGCGTGGGATGCTGGAACGAACAGGGCCAGCTGCGTTCGAACACGCCGACCAGCTCGCGCACAAAGAGGCGCTGGAAGCCCTTTTCGGCGGGCTGTGAGCGCTCCACGTAGCCGGTAAACCAGCGCAGCAATAAATCGCTGTATCCCACATCAAGGCGCACAACCTTGCCGGTGTAGTCCGTGTCGGTTTCTGCAGTAATAAACCCGCGCCCGCAGCTGCTCAGCTCAAGCGTCATGTTCACATCAACCAGATGTACCTCATCCGTGGACAGGTACAGGCGTTTAACAGGCTTCATCGTTACCCCAGCGCATCATTGACAGGTTTAAGCACCTTACTTTCAAACCATGACAGCGTTTCCGCATCCTCTCCGGCGCTGGCCTGGCTGGCTGCGCCGCCACCGGCGCCAGCCTTCTGCGTTTTGCTGGCCGTTCTGGACGCCGCCCGCGCTTCACGTTTTTCCTGAACGCTAAGATGTTCGGTCAGGGTGAACGTGACCAGCCAGCTCATGCGGCCATCCTGCGGCGGCGCGTCCACTGTGCCGGTAAACGTGGCTTCGCGCAGATTAACGGCGCGGGCCACCTCATTGGCCACGCGGTAAACCTGCCGCTTGCCGCCCGCATCCGTGGCGTTCGCCAGGGCGAAAATACGTGACAGCGTGCTGATTTGCTTAAACGGCACTTCACCCACCACGCGCAGCTCTTTGCCTTTTGCGCCCTGCTCGGCTTTTGTGGTGGCGCTGGTCTGCCCGCTCTGGTCTTTGTCCTGAAACTGCTGGCTGACCGTCACGCGCATGTTTTTAAGCGGTATGGCTTCGCCGTTAAGCGCCAGCATGATCGTTGATGTCATGGATCATTCCTTTAATTCCGTCGAGATTGTCACCGGCCAGCATGATGGCCGCGCTGTGTACGGCAAAAGGCTGCGGTATATCCTGCATGAGCGTGCGCGTCAGCGTCGCCGCGTCCCCCTTCGCCGTAAAAACCCAGGCGCGGGCGCTCTTGCCGGTTAACTGGTTGAGCCCGTCAGCCAGCTGTGAAAGCAGCCCGGCGCGCTCGGCGGCGAACCCGGCAAGCGCAGCTTTCATTCCGGCCATATCAACACCGGCGCTGGCCTGTGCCTGGGCGCTGGCCACGGCTCTGGCGTTCATTACCGCCCGGCTTGTTGGCACAGAAAGCGGCAGCGCAGCGGGAAGGCCGCCGCCACTGCGCGCAGGCAGCTGCATCCGTACCGTGGCAAGCTCCGCCGCCGAACGCGCCAGGCGGCCCACCTGGGTAAAGGCCGGTGCCGGAAAAACCTCTGTCAGTGCATCGAGACGCTGAATAAAATCATCCTGCGTCTGGCCGGTAACGAGAAAAACCACCACATCCTGCACATCTGCCGCACCCGCCAGTCTTCCGGCCAGATACGCCACGGCATTGGCCGGACTCAGATAAGCCCCGTTTTCCGTCTGCTGGCCAATACCGTAAATCCACGGATGCGCCGGAACGTTGGCGCAGTCCAGCGCGGAAAACGCATCAGAAAACGCCAGTTTTGCCTCACGCCACATCGCCAGGCGTCTCCGGCCATGTGATATCCGGCGCGGCACTGGTATCAATGCGGTTAAGCAGCACGCGATACTGTAGCCATTCCGTCAGGCGCATCTTTTCTTCATCGGTTGCCATGCCCAGATTTACCGCATCCTGTAGCGGGGCAATCGCATCGCCCGCCGCCCTCATCAGCGCGGTCTTTTTACTGGCGGCCAGCGCGTTCAGCGTTTCCTGGTCGGGCGGTGGCGGATCGGCCAGTACCGGCTGGCCATATTCGTTTGACGTGATAACTTTGCCTCCGGTCTGGGATTCCAGAAGGTACTGATACCAGCTTACTGATACCTCACGCGCATCATCAGGCCAGCACTGTTGTTGCTCGTAATCCGCCCGCATCTGCTCAGGGTAAAAGCCGTTGGTTGTGGCGCTAAAAAATACTTTCATCTCATCGTCCTATTGCCATCCAGCCCACGGTGTTACGTTGCGAGGCCACAATCACAAATCCTGTCGTGGATGTGCTCGATGCCCCCGCATCGCCGTAAGTGCCGCTGTTAACGTTCAGAGACAGCGACGGAACAATACTGAATGCCACGGGGAACGTAACACCCTGGCCGCTTGTCGATACGGCGACCTTGCCATACTGGATAAGCAGCCCGGTGTTGGTATCCCTGAACCACCCGTTGGCCCCAAGCGAGGCGCTGTTGACTCTCTGAAAGCGCGCATCAGATTCCGCTTTCGTGTAAGCCTGCCCCGCCGGGGTGTAACTGCCTTTGGGCTGGTAGCGGGCGTCACCCTCTGCTTTGGTATATGCCCCCACATCCCCCGCCGTGGGCCTGTTGGCTTCGTCATACTGCTGGCTCCAGGCTGACCATGAGCCGTTAAATGCCGTGCGGATATACGCGCGGGAATTGTTGAAAACCCGGTAAATCTGCGTGATACCGGCGTGCTTATAGACTTCAAGCGAACCCGCGACAGCCTCCGGGTAATTCTTTCCGTTAGCCGCCTGCGAATTAGCAAGCTGGTAATACAGCCCCGGCACGGTGTACGCGTTCAGGTCTGCCGCGCTGCCGATGCTGACCGACTGCCCGTCAAAAATATCCTGCGCGGTGATGCTGATATCTTCGCTCAGGGCGCGACCGTTAACCGTGCGCCCGGACGGCACGCGGCCACTGGCGTTATCATTTGCGGCTTTAACCGCTTTCGGCGTGGCGGCTTTATCTTCCGCTTCACTGTCCAGCGCGCTGCTCAGTTGCGTGAAGCCCTTCGCGTTTAACGTCGCATCAGGATGGTTACGCGACTGCTCATGTTTTTTCATGGCGTCGCTGGCATCCTGCCCCGCAAGCGAACCTTTCGGGCGCAGGTCAGTGATCACGCCATTTGCATCAATGCTGGCCAGCGCAAACACGTAATGCTGCACCCCGTTCTGCACGTAATCGGCCAGACTTGCCGCCACGGTCACTTTGCTTTTTACCTGCCAGGTACTGACCAGCGAACCCTCCCAGCTCAGATCAAGCCAGACCTTAACCGGCTTCGTGGTCACAGTGATATTCTGGCTGGCAGCCAGCTGCGCGCGGAGCCCCTGCACATAACCGATGCCCGGCGTCACGAAATACTGTGTACCGGTTTTACCAACCAGCCAGCCGTCGCCCATGAACGCCGCCGCGCCGAACACGTCGATGTTTTCCAGGCGCTGGCGTTCATCCATCCCGGCCAGGCGTGCGGTAAAATCAATCTGCCAGGTTTCTGCCGGGGTGTTGATACCCGTTTCGGCCTGTGCGCCGTTGTATTCCATCAGAAAAGAGCGCGTCAGCACGTTGCCCTGCTGGCCCGCTTTCGTTTTCAGCTTCTGCTGCACCGGCGCATGAACCACCATCGCCAGGGTGCCGCTGGCCTTGTTCATCAGGCCAATCCAGTTAAACGAGAAATCGCCCACATCCGCGCCCAGTACCACGGAATGCACCACGGCATTTTCATTCACCACCCCCTTGCGACTGACCGCCTGGCGGTGAACAATCTGCGCCACCGGTGGCAGCGTTTCACTGCGGCTGATCGGCGCATCAGGGTTAAGCCCCGGCACGTTTGCAAACACAAATTCATCCAGCAGGATGGCTTCACCCGTCACGCCCTGCTTCGCTTTCCACTGCTCAAAGGCCAGTGTGATAACTGTCTGTGACATAAAACTCCCTATAACGTCGCGCTGAATGTTGCGCCTGCGGCCCCGGTGCGATTCAGCTGCGCCGGATAAACCACGTATTCGCCCTGATCCCATCCGGCCCGGATGGCCAGGCTTTCCGATGTAATGACTTCAAACTGATAGCGGCGGCAGGTGCGCCCGTACTGGCGGATAATCTGGATCATCAGCTGCGTGTTATCCGCAATCTGGCCATCCGTGACACGCACCAGGATCACATCCCAGTCGATGCCCGGCTGGCGCTCCTGTAGCTCCACATAACCGATGCCGAGCCGCTCAAAAATATTAATAAACCCTTCAACCGAACCGGCATCGCGGGCATTTACGAAGGCATACGCCACGCGCCTGCGAAACAGCGCCAGCGGCTCGCCATCAAAGCGCGTCACGTCGCGGTCATAAGCCAGCAGGTTTAACAGCGGTTCGGCACAGGTCAGCGGATCAAACTGACTCACCGGCCACGTCACCCACCCATAAACCAGCGTCCAGAATCGCCGCGCAGCACGCAGCAGCGTGGCGGGCTCACCTTCGCTCATCCAGAAAGGCAGGCGCAGCCCGGCCAGTTTTTTCATAAAGTCAGGCATTCATAAGCCTCACGGTCAGCGTATCGAGGCGCGGCACGCTCAGCCCGCTGACAATATCGGTCAGTGAAAAAGCCAGCGAATCAATCGCGGCAAACTGGCGATGCAGCTCGCGCCCCAGGTTGGAAAAAGAGAAGCGCGAAAAGGGCCATGTCTTCTTCACGTCAAATTCATTGTTCTCACGAAAGGCGCACCGGATCAGGTTTTCGGCCCCGGTGCGCAGCGCGCTCTGCTCTTCGTCGGTCAGGTTGGCCAGATTTCTGACATAGAGCGTCACCGCCAGGGTGTGCCGGGTTTCCGGCATGGCAAAACACTGCATATCGTCGCCGTGGCCGTGATGGCCCTGCGTGGTGATGTAGTCGTTGACCGCCTCGATAAACGGATCGGACGTGACGCCTGTATCCAGTAACAAATAAGCGTTCGCCGTTCCCGGCCCGCGCGGTGCCTCATGCTCAAAGAAAATACGGTCAATACTCAGCCCGGCTACGCTGGCAATCATGGAGCGATAAACCGCATCCGTATGGTAATTGCCCACCAGGTTAAACTGGTTGCGGCAGCGTTCGCGCAGCTCGTCGTCGCTTTCCTCATCAGCGCCCGGCACCGTCAGCCAGTCGGCTTCGTTCACGGCATGGCTGATGCCATCCACGGCAACCGGCAGGATGCGGTAATACCCCGGCGCGAGGTTAAACGCGCCGCCGGTGGCCGTGGCCTGAACCGGGAACAGCGCGCTGGCCACAGCGCTGGCGATGGTAAAATCTGCCGTGGTGGCCAGCTCGTACACGGTGCCGTTAATCCTTTCCGTCTGGATAAGCGTTCCCGCTTTTACCGTCACCACGGCCCCGGCGTCAGCCTTGTAAAAGCGGATCACGCCCTGCGCCGCCGTGGCGGGTTTTGCCGTGACGTTCACCGCCCACGCCAGCAGGCGCAGCATCTGCCCGGACGCGGTGGCCACAAACATATTGGCCAGCACCGTGCCGACCAGCACATCCTTAAGCCACAACACCGGCGTGGTCACAATCGCGGTGATAAGCCGCCAGAACGGCGACATGTTCGACGTGTTCGTGATCAGCCCTTCTTCCTGCACAATCCCGTTGAAACGCTCGCGCAGCGCTTCTTTTGTGACGGGCATTCCGCTGGCTTTCACCACTTCTTCAAAATCCACCTGCGGTTTTTCGGTCATAAGTCAGCCCTCACGGATACCGGCCCGAAATCCCATGTACCGGCGGTGATCCAGAGGCGGGTCTGGCTCTCTTCGTTAACCAGCGCCGTGCCGGGCTCGATACGCTCATCGCTTTCTATCAGCAGCTCAAGGCGGGTGAGGATATCGGCGCGCAGCGTGGGGCTTCGCTCCGCAACCAGCTCCGTGGCCAGCCCGCTTTCAAGAATGGCGTGAACAATATCCTGCCCGATGCTCTGGCTGTTATTACACAACACCGGCTCATTTCCGGGATTCAGGGTAAAATTGCGACCCTCAATTAATAAATCGATATATAAATCACTCATCAGCCCAGCTCCTGCCATTCCTGTAATTGCCCCGGCGATAATGTTTCTTTCGGGTAAATATTTACCGTGCCGATTTTTTTGCTGTTATCCGTCACTGATTTGGCGCTGCTGTTAATTGTTTTAGCGATGCCGCCTTTATCAATATTTTTAACCTGCCCGCCGGTTGACAGCGTGTTACCCGTTACGGGCGAATCACCGCCTTCGCCCGCAAGGGAAATATCCACGCCGGGAATATTATTAAGTTTGTCTACAATCCAGTTCCACGCGCCGAGAAAACTGTCTTTAATGCTTGTCCAGATGCCATCAAACAGATTAACAATACCGCTGGCCATTCCTGACAGCGCTTCCGCAGGTGAGAAACCACTTAACAGCGCCGTGAAAGCTTCCCAGCCCGCAGAAATAAACTGCCAGGCTTTTTCGAACACGTCCGCCACCCATTTAACGGCTTCTGCCACTACCTGAAAGGCAGCGGTTTCCATTACGGCCGCTTTGATGGCATCCCAGTGTTCGATGAGCATCCAGCAGCCCGCGACCAGCAGCGCGATGGCTCCGATAATGAGCAACACCGGCCAGCTCATGAAGTTAATCCCCACCCCAGCCAGCACCGCCGCAATGCGCACGGCCAGCAGTACGCCGCGCAGTACGCCAAGCATGGCGTTCCACGCCACAATCGCACCCCTGGCGAGCCACACCGCCCCGGTAAACAGGCGAACCGGCAGCGTGACGGCATACCACAGCGCCTTTAATCCCGTCAGAATGAACGAGGACAGGCCCAGAATGATATTTGCCGAGGCGCCCGCCGCCGCAAATCCCAGAATGGCCAGCGCGGCATAGCCCACCACGCGCGCAATATTGGGGAAAATCTGCATCCAGCGCGCAAAGGTCTGCCCCATATCCGCCAGGCGGTTCAGCAGCGGATAGAGCACCGGCACAAGGGTTAACCCGATGACGGTCTGGATGGCCTTGAGGATTTGCACAAAGCGATCCCAGGGCTTAACCATTTCCGTGGCCATTTCCTGCGTGCGCTTGAGCCCGTCCGCGCCGCCCAGCTCGTTAATATTGCGCTGCAACAGCGCCACATTGCCGTAAAGCTGTTTGACCACTGCCGAACTGTCACCGAACGCCTCATCAAGTTCCGCCTGGGCTTTCAGGTTCCCTTCCAGGCTCTTGCCGTACTTGCCCTGCAACTTCATCAGCATTTCCGGCATGGACAGGATATTGCCCTGCATATCCGTAAAGGACAGGCCCAGCTTTTTGGCCCCGTCGATCGCGCCGGTCATAAAGCCTTCATAAGCGCTGCTCGCCTCACTGCCCAGCGTGCGGTTAAGCTGGCCCAGCACGGCCAGCTGCTCATCGAGGCCAATGTTGAAGTTAGTGCCGACGCCGCGCGCGCCTTCCATCAGGTCTTTGATGGCCCCCATTTCCACGCCAAACTTCTGGCGCATATAGGTCATTTTCCCGGCCAGCTGTTCGGCAAACTGCACGTTACCGAGGCGCTGCGCATCGCTGCGAAAATTGGCGAACATCTGCCCCATAAATTCCGCCGTATCCGCAGATGTGGCTTTCAGCGCAAACGCCAGCGTGTTGGCGACCTTCGTCACCTGCGGCAGATCCGTGCTGGTCAGCCCGTCAATCGCGCCGCTGATTTCAGCGGTGGAGTTGACAAACTCCACGGCGCTGGCCCCGTAGGTCATTGAAAAGCGCATCGCATCACGCTGAACGGTTTGCAGCGCCGTACTGTCCACACCGCGCGCCGAGGCTTCGTTGAGGGCATCGTACATTTCGATAGCCGGGCCCAGCGCCCCTTTTACCGTTTCCGCCACGCCCCACATGGCCAGCGCGCCGCCGCCGATACGCTTAAAAGCCTCTTTTGATTTATCCGCAAAGCCCGTGACAGAATTCTGCGCCTGCTTTAACGGGCGCGTTAATTTGTCGATAAGGCTTAATGTAAAATCCAGCTGTTTCATTCAGAGCCTTTAAAAGCGATGCCCACGCCATTGGCTACCGCCACGGACATATTTTCCCAGTAGCGGTTATCCAGCCAGATAGCGGCGGCAATATCATCAATATTATCCTGCCCGGTCGGCAGATAATGGCGGCGTAAAATTAAATACTGGTCGAGTCCATTTTGCTCAATCGCCTGGACTCGCTTTGTTAGTTTTTTACTTCAATTTCCAGTTCAGGCGCGTACAGCTCGTTAATTTTCCCGACCAGTTGCAGAGCCGCGCCCGGACGCTTAATAATTTCGGCCAGCGCCTCTTTGCTTTCTGCCGCCACAATACGATTAAGATAGTTATTCGCCGGGGCGACTTTATTATCCATCGACATTTCGTTAATGAATTTGTTATAGGCGGTCTGGTTCGGCTCAAAGATAATTTCAGTACCGGCCACGACAAGTTTAATTTTTTCCATTTAATAACGTCTCTCTTTGGTTAATTTCGTCAACAAGCTGGTTATGGCGTGCGGCGCACTGCCCGTACAGCTCCAGATAAAGGGTTAATAATTCCGCCGCATCCCTGCCGGTTGTGCCGGTCAGACGCGGCAGCTGCGTGCTGCATTTAGTTTTCAGGTTTTCCTGATAACGCATGTTCGGCGCTGGCGGTGGCGTCGTTGTACATGCTGACAAACTCATCAGACAGACAGCGGCTGGTAAACACCGGCTTAACCAGCTCCGTGCGGATTTCACGCGGTGGCGCATTGCGTAAAGCCTCCAGTTTTTCTTCCAGCGCCCGGCCCGACTTGCTGGCCACGTCCTGCACCTGTTTGCCGGTGGCCGCTGCGGTGCGCTGGATGGCCAGGTCGATGCTGTCACGCTGCCAGCCTGCGGCCTTCCAGCCCCCGACGAACGCCAGCACCAGAGCAACCATCACCGCCAGCGCGACCCGGCTCATCAGCGCACCCCGTTGTGTTCAAGGCTGAAATGATTGCCGTCCGGGTTGGTTTTAAAACGCCCGCCCCAGCTGCCGCCCAGCGATTCCCAGTATTCACCCAGCGGCAGATAATCTTCGGTGCGCGTGGCGTATTTACCGTTGATGAACAGGTTAAAATCCACGGCCAGGCGCTGGGTATGCAGGCTGTTACTGATGCCGCTGCCCTTCTTCGCATTCAGCGCCGCCTGCTCAGGCGTGCGGTACGCTTCGCCAAAGGTCAGGCGATAACCCTTTTCTTCGGCCCAGTGGATGAGACTGGCCACCATCACGGTGAACAGCTGCTGCTTTTCGCTTAAGGTCACTTAATTGCCTCCCTTGCTGAATAAACCGCTGATACCCTTTTTACGCAGCCAGGCTTCAACGCCGCTTAAGCCCAGGATACCCAGCGCCGAACCAAACCCAATCAGCGCCAGCGGGTGAATATCCGGCACCAGATAGAGCACCACGCCCGCCATCAGTGACAACGCGCTGCCGACAATCACCCGGCCCGCCACCAGGCGAACCGTGATTGGCTCGTTACTGGTCAGCATCTTGCCGAGGGCGATAAGCCCGCCCATGATAAGCAGCGCCCAGAAGCCCTTTTCGTATTCCTGCATTCCCTTCCCTTACCCGATGAGGTTTTCAGTGGCTTCCGGTTCCAGATACGGAACGCCGTCAATATTAATAAAGCGCGGATCGGTGACCTGGTATTTCACCTTACGCGTGGACAGCGCGCCGCCCTTCGGATCGATGTCCAGAATGCTGCTCAGGTTCATCTTGCAGCCGAACGCCTCCACCTTTGATTCCTCATCACCCGCTTTCGCGTAAAAGAGGTAATCCACCGGCGGGATACCGCGCCAGGAGCCATAACGCTGGGCCAGCCCCTTGAGCACGGCCAGCGCCTTGATGCTGAACTCAATTTCGCCTTCGGCAGATACATCGCCATCCACGAAACCATCCGGCACGCCCCGCGTCTGTACTGCCGTGGTGTTGTCGGTAATGTCGAGCGTGATTTTTTCGGCATGGACAAGCGTGCCGTCGATGTAAAAATCAAAAGACATACCGGAAATACGCTTACTCATGCGCTGGCCTCCAGACCCTGATCAAGCACCAGGCTAATCGAAATTTGCAGCGGCACTTCATACGTGCGCACCACGATATAAATCTCCACCTGCTTTTTGGTTTTCCAGACGATGGACACGTCGCCATCCTGCGGCGGCTTCACTTCACCGGGAAACGTCACGCCGTTGATTTCAGCGGCCTTTGACATTTCGCGCAGCGGCCTGGCAAACAGCGACTGATGCGCCGCAATACTGCCCGGCGTGCTGTTCAGCGAGCGATCCGCAATCTTGCCGATGGCCAGCAGACGCACACGGCGGGCCGCTTTATCCGCGATACGCAGCGTTTCGATAGACTGATAATCACCGCCTTCCACATCCAGCGTGCGCCCGTCTGCCCAGTAGATGCCGTCATAATCGGGATACCACATCGGCACGCTGTAGCGCTGCGACTCCAGCGCGCGCAGCGTCGCCAGCTCCAGCACCGCGCCGGTGCCGTCTACCGGCATTTCATCGCTGCCGGTATTCAGCAGCGCGCCGGTTTTCACGCGCGCCGGGCTGTCGGCAATAGTCACGGCACGGTTACACAGCCGCCCGGCCAGCACGCCCGGCTCGTTACCCCAGAGGCGGGGAACCAGCTGCACCGCTTTTTCGGCAATCCCGGCCTGTAGCTCAGAAAGGCGCTTGAGGTAATCCGCCTGCCCTTCTTCTGGCTGTATTCCCTGCACGGCCAGGGCAAACCATACCCAGCGGCCATATTTTGCAATCAGCGTCGATCGCAGCGTGGCGGCCTGGTTAATCACGGATTTTTCAGACACATCATCCGAAAGCACCACGCCTTCCACGGAACACGACACCTGCGCGGCCAGTACGGCATTTACCCACGCATCCGCCCCGGCATCCGCAGCCAGCGGATGCACAAACGCCCACCAGTTCTGGCCCGCGTTCGCCTGCGCCGCCTTCAAATCACGCTTAAGCGGGCTGTCGGCGGCACCCAGCAGCGCATCAAAATCCGTCTGCGCGGTGACGGCCAGCGTTTTGCCGGTATTGGTTTTAGCCGTGCCGGTAAACAAGACCACGCGCTCCACCTCACTGGTTTCGCCCTGTAGCTGGTTTACCTGGTTCACGTCCACACTTGGCCAGGTCATACTCTCCCCCTGATATCCTGCGCATTCACATCCCAGCCAAAGCCGATGGCTTGCAGCTGGCGCGCCAGCGCCTTGTTAAATTCTTCGTCGCTCATGCCGAGAAAGGCACGCGCGGGAAGGTCGATTGTCCAGCTTGTTTTTGCTGCCCTGCCGGTCAGTTTGCGGATCAGCAAACCGGCCTGCGCATAAGGCATCGTTTCGGTAATTTCGCGGTAAGTGGGCTTTTTCATCCGCTTCCCGCGCTTCACCTGATACCCCAGCGCCCGCAGCTTTTTGGCCTGGGCGATGGTGGCCATTTTTCCCGCCGTCGCCTCGCGCGGCTGCGCGCTGCGGTTGATGCGCATCTTCATGCCGTTCTGCTGGCTCCAGGCCACGGCACCTGCAGAAACCGGTGTTTTGCCGTTGCGGTAGCCGCCGCCCGCCAGATAAACCCTTACCGCGTCGATTTCCGGCATTTCCCGGATATGCAGCAGCTTCGGCATGTTGCGCAGCATCTTCCCTTTGCGCTTCGTCTGGCGGCCCGGCCATGCCTGGCCATCCGGTGACTGCTGATTGCGCACGTTGCGTTTTGCCGCGGCGATCAGCCCGTATTTCGCAAGACGCCACAGCAGGCGCTGACGCTTTCGGGGCGGCAGCTCCAGACTGGCCAGCGCCCCGCGCAAATCGGCCAGCTGCTTTTTGTTAAGCTCTCCGCCGACAAACATCATCCTTGCCCTACCGGTGCGCCGGTTTCATCCACCCCGTACACCTGCGCGCTTAACGCCGTCCAGATTTCCGGATCAACCAGTGACCAGCGCTCGCCGCGAAACGGGATAGCGCCTTTCTCATCCCTGCGGATCACCAGTTCTTCAACCAGTGGCACAGTCAGCACCACCGTAGCGGTTTCCGCATCTTCCACCGTGACATCCCACTGCGGATCGGCATCGGTAATGCCGATATGCTCCATCAGCTCGCTGCCGTACTCGTCCAGCCAGGCCTCCAGCAGCGAAACCAGCAGCTGCGGCGGGCAGAGGCGATACGGGAAACGCTCCCAGCTCAGTAAGGCGTTGTAGCGGATCAGCGCCTGCCGGTACTGGTCAAGACCCATCTCTTTGGCCGCCGGCACTACCTGCATCTCATCGATCACGCTGTCAAAACCCTGCCGGGCGCGCTCAGGGATGTTTTCACTGAAAAAATCGGTCAGTGATTCCAGCTGCGTTTTCATACTTTTTTCACCGTGGCCCGTTTAAGCCCCTTCATGCGCCGGATGGCAACCGAGGCTTCGGCCAGCAGTCCGGCGCGGGTTTCGTCACTTTCCTGCCCCGGATGGGTTTCACGTCGCCCGATGGTGGCAAATTCGCCCAGCAAATCCGCTTTGGCGCGGGCAAATACGGCTTTCGTGTACTGCGCACAGAGCCCGTTAATGCCTGCCATCATCACGCCCGGCACATCCGCCGCCGACGCATGGCCCTGCGCCCTGTGCATGGCCTCCACGCTGACAAGCTCCGCATTGACTTCCATCACGGCGGCAATCAGCGCCTGCGCGATGGTGTCCGCCTCGATATCCGGCGGTAGTGCGCGCTGTGCCTGAAAATCTTTCAGGTTCAGATCCGGCCAGAAGCCGTTATTTGTCAGCGGTGCATCCTGGTATTCCAGCGGCCTGCCGTTAAACATGAATCCCCCGAATAAAAAGGCGGGCTGACCGGCGTCCACGGCGCATTACACAATGTGTTTTGCCCTCAGCCGCGCCCGCCTGGCTTGCGGTAGTCGTTACTTCGTCAGGCTGCGGATACGCGCGCCAATCTGCGCACGCATCGTTCCCACCCCGACGCGCTTATAAAGCTTTTCTGCTGACGCCAGCAGCGCATCGGCCTTTTCCAGCGTCTCCACGTCATCCAGCGCCGTGGCGCGTGGCTGACCTTCGTCATCACGCAGCATCAGCAGCCCGGCGAACTTGAACCATTTCGCCGTGATTTGCTCATGCAGGCGCCAGCACTGCGTGACCTTCTCAAAGGTCTGCGAAAAATAGGGTTCGACACTTTCACCCGCTGCCGCCGTGGCTTCCGCCCAGTTCAGCACGGTATCCGCCACAAATGCCGGGAAGTGGCTGCGGATTTCCTCAGGCGTCGGCTGCTGCTGTTCAATGGCGATATCTGCCCAGGCCAGCGCCTTCTCAAAATCGCCCGCATCAAACAGCCATACCACGCACCAGGCAAAGACCGGATTGGCATACACCTGGCCGCCGGACAGATACGATTCCACAGTCGGAACCCATTTCGGCAGCAGCACATCACGCTTGTACGCTTCACGGTCTGCGATGGTCGGCAGGCCGCGCACGTGGGCTACATCGCTATTCAGCGCCTGAATCTGCAAATGCAGGCTTTCAGCGCGCTCCACGGCCTCGCGGCGCAGCAGCTGCTGTTCCATCGCAATGCGCTGGCTGTGTCGCTGTGCGGGTGAAAGTGCCATCGGTTAGCCCTCCGCTGGCTCAGTGACCTGGCCGATGGTCACGGCGTTTTCATCAATGGCCGCGTACAGCTCCGGCACTTCAACGGCGTAACCTTCGTTGCGCAGATATTTGTTTTCAAACTGCTTGCGGTCATCCACAAACTCAGCCTTACGCTGGCGCGTGCCGCGCTGGGTGTAGATGTGCAGGTTACTCAGCGGCGTTACCACCATGCGCTTGCCCGGCATAAACGGCGGCACGATGGCCGGACGGCCCGCGATGGTACTGCCCAGCATCTGGGCGGCGATTTTCTCGCTGGGGCGGTCTGCGCTCTGGTACAGGCGGTACTGTTCAGCCGCCACCAGGTCAGCGCCGACCAGCACCACCAGGCGCGGATCATTGCGGTACTGCTGCGGGATTTTGGTGTTGATGAGGTCGGAGGCCATCGCATCCAGCGAGCGGTAATCCCCTCTGTCATCCAGCGTGACGGCATCGGTGATGATCTGCTTACCGGCCTCAAAGCCTTTCATGAGCTTGTGCCAGCCGATGTTCACATCCTCGCCGTTCGGGTTTTTCTCCGGATCGGTTGTCGCTTCAACGCGATCACCGTTAAAACCGATGCGCAGCATATCCAGCGCAAACGCCTGATTAGAGAAGGTCTGAACGAGGTTGAAAAACTCGTTTTCCTCTTTACCAGCATTTGCCCAGACGGACAGCAAATCCCACTTAAGCGCGGCGCAGGAATCGGTTTCGACCAGCTTATAGTCGTTACCGTCCACACCGACGCTACGCATGAAGCGACCGCCTTCTTTACGCCCGGTATGCAGCGCCGAGGAACCCACGCTGACCACCTGGCCGGACAGCTGATCGACATCCGCGCAGGTAATCATGTTGAGAAATTCAACCGCTTCCAGCAGCGCCAGGCGCAGCGCGGTTTCTTTCGGGTCAGTCAGCGAGAAATAACGGTCGGTCTGCTGGACGTTATAGCCCTGGCAGAGTGCCGCCGAGTATGCGCCAATGAGATCACGCGCACGATGATTAAGTTGCATAATATTCCCTCGCGTTAACGCAATATAAATTAATTCCCGGTTACAGGAACGAAGGCGAAATTAAAGGACGTTAAAACGCGGCTTCTTATCCTGCTGACCAAAATTACGCTTCGGCAGCGTCGTGATTTTTGCATCCAGCTTGCCAAAATTCGCCAGAATGGTGCCGAGGTTATCGCGCAGGCGCGCGAAATCTTCGGTATCCATGACTTCGGCCACCTTATCCATATCGCCGGACAATTCTTTCAACTGGATTTCAACCGCACTCACACGGCCTTCCAGTTCATTGACGGCATTAGCCAGCACATTAAGCTGATCGTCGCCAGATGGCGTTTCCGTTTCATCGCCCTCGGAAAAGTTTTTCGTTTTCGGTTTAAGACCAAAATAAGACTGCCAGTTATTTTTCATTTCATTTTCCTGAATAAATTTACCGTCGCGGGTAATTACACATCCGTAATAACCTGCTTTATTGACCTTGCGCCTGTTAAAGCGCAGCCGGGTTGTTCCCACGCTGGCCGGTCTGTCAGTCACCGCCAGCCCTTCCAGATAGGTACGGCCTGTATTGCGAAAATTGCCGTCTGGCGTCAGTTCCACAGAGAAATAGATAAGCTGGTCATAGCGGTTCGCTTCGAGCAGGTAAGCATTGGGCCGTATCTGGGCATAAAGACGGTATAATCCATCCTCCCCTTCCTCCCCCATTACATCCAGCACCTCACCAAAGTTTCCGCAATTCTTTTCGTGTTCGGGCCAGATTAATGCCCCGTACCACTGCCGGTTATAAGTTTCAGCAGCATCAACCAGCCACTGCCTTTTTAATTCCCGGCCATCAACCGTATCTCCTTCCGTTGCGATGCAAAGCCAGTCAGTGCGTAAATGCGATTGCGACATATCCCCCCTGATTGCCTGCCATCATGTTGCGGAATGAATTATTACGAAATAATCCCGACGCCGCACGCCGCTTTATTCTTATCAGTTCGGATATAACGTCTTTCCCGAATAAGTACGAACTGACGACACCGTTTTATAAAAAAGGCGCAGGCATAATAAAGGCTATGGCTAAATACTCAGACGAATTAAAAGGCGTTGTACGCTCGCTTTATCTGCGCCGCTATACGCCAAAAGAAATAGCATCAGAACTAAATCTGCCGAATGCGCGGATCGTTTACTACTGGGCGGAGAAATACAGCTGGGCGGATTTACTCAGCATGGAAAGCACAGAGGATGCGATTGAGCGTCGCTATCAGCTGCTTGCCGGGCGGGATAACAAAACCTACCTGGATTTAAAAGAGATGGACATGCTGATCGCGCACGCCACTAAACTGCGGGCACAGAGCAACAAGCATAAAGAGAAGCTGGCAACCGGCCAGGGCGTCGCGCGTGCAGCTGCGACAGCAGACGAGAGCGACGACGACCAGCCAAAGCGCAAACGCAAATACAAAAAGAATGACATTTCCGGGCTGTCAGAGGACGACTTTAACGCCTGGGCGAATGAACACCTTTTCGGGTATCAGAAACACCTGCGCGCCAACATCGGCCAGCAGGTGCGCAACATCCTTAAAAGCCGCCAGATTGGTGCCACCTGGTACTTTGCGTTTGAAGCGTTTGAAAACGCCGTGCTGACGGGCGATCCGCAGATTTTCCTTTCCGCGTCCAAAGCCCAGGCAGAGGTTTTCCGCTCCTACATCGTCAACATCGCGGAGCAGTATTTCGGCATCACGCTTACCGGTAACCCGATCCGCTTAAGCAACGGCGCGGAACTGCGCTTTCTGTCCACCAACAAAAACACCGCACAGTCATACAGCGGTCATCTGTATTGTGATGAATATTTCTGGGTGCCTAACTTCGCACGGCTTAATGAAGTCGCTTCTGCGATGGCCACCCATGACAAATGGCGCACCACCTACTTTTCCACGCCTTCTGCCAAAACACACCAGGCGTATTCGTTCTGGACGGGTGAGGAATGGAAACAGGGCAGCAAGAAACGCGCCGCCGTTCAGTTTCCCTCATTTGATGAGATGCGCGATGGCGGCCGCCTTTGCCCGGATGGCCAGTGGCGCTATGTCATCACGATGGAAGATGCCATTGCGGGCGGCTTCAACCTGGCCAACATCGACAAGCTGCGCAACCGCTACAACCCGACCACGTTCAACATGCTCTACATGTGCGTGTTCGTGGACAGCAAGGATTCCGTTTTCAGCTATGGCGACCTGGAAGCCTGCGCGGTGGAAACAGAAACCTGGCAGGATCATAAACCCGACGCGATACGCCCCTTTGGTGACAGGGAAGTCTGGGGCGGCTTTGACCCGGCCCGCAGCGGTGATTTTTCCTGCTTTGTGATTGTCGCCCCGCCGCTGTTTGCCGGTGAGAAATTCCGCGTACTGCGGGTGTTCAACTGGAAAGGCATGAATTTCCGCTGGCAGGCTAAGCAGATTGAACAGCTTTTCAAAAAATACAACTTCACCTATCTGGGCGTTGATGTGACCGGCATTGGCCAGGGCGTGTTCGACAACATCCAGCATTTTGCGCTGCGCGTCGCCGTGCCAATCCGCTATGACCGCAACACCAAAAATCAGCTGGTACTCAAGGCCGCTGACGTGGTGGAAAGCCAGCGCATCGAGTGGGATAAGGAGCTGAAAGAAATTCCGGCCAGCTTTATGGCCATCCGCCGCACCACCACGCAGGCCGGTGGCGCAATGACCTTTGTGGCAGACCGCAGCACGGACACCGGACACGCCGAGGCGTTCTGGGCCATCGCGCACGCCCTGCATAACGAACCCCTTAACTATGAAAACCGACCTAAATCGCGTTGGAGGCTCAGACAATCCGCATGAGTAAGAAGAAATTCCGCGCCGCAAAGCGCCAGGACAACAGCAAACCGGCGCGCAGCATGAGCATTCTGCGCTTCGGCAAACCCGAACCGGTACTGACCACCGGCACCGATTACCGCGATGTGTGGTATGACAATGACGCAGAACACTACACGCTGCCCATTGACCGGCTGGCGCTGGCGCAGCTTATCAACCTGAACGGCCAGCACGGCGGCATCATTCATGCGCGCAAAAACATGGTTCTGGCGGATTATCAGGGCGGCGGTCTGTCGCGCGATGAGATGGAGGCTGGCGCCTTTGATTTTCTGACGTTCGGCGACGTGGCCATTCTGAAAGTGCGCAACGGCTGGGGCGACGTGATCGGCCTGGCACCGCTGCCGGGGCTCTACACCCGCCGCCGCAAAACCGGTGAATTTGTCGTTCTGCAGGATGGTGAGCCGATTGTTTACCCGCAGGACGACATCATTTTCATCAAGATGTATGACCCGCAGCAACACATCTATGGCCTGCCGGACTACATCGGCGGCATTCACTCCGCCCTGCTGAACAGTGAGGCGGTAATTTTTCGCCGCCGCTATTACCACAACGGAGCGCACACCGGCGGCATTCTCTACACGCGCGATCCCAGCCTGACCGATGAGATGGAAGAAGAAATCGAACGCCAGCTGCGTGACAGCAAAGGCATCGGCAACTTTTCCACCATTCTGGTGAACATTCCGGGCGGCGATAAAGAAGGCGTGCAGTTTATTCAGATGGGGGATATTTCAGCAAAGGACGAGTTTGCCAGCGTGAAAAACATCAGTGCGCAGGACGTGCTGAACGCCCACCGGTTCCCGGCAGGGCTCGCCGGTATCATCCCGGAAAATGCGGCCGGGCTGGGTGACGTTGAGAAGGCAGAGAGAACGTATAAAAAGAACGAGGTGGCCCCCATTCAGCGCCGGTTCATGCAGGCGGTAAACACCGATCCGGAGGTGCCGGAACGCCTACAGCTAAATTTTGATTTAAGCTACCTGGAAACGGGCCGGGAAGGTGCACCCTGATGCGAAAAAGGTTAAAATCCAGGCATATTTTGGCAGCTGGAGCATGGAATATGCGCGTTTTAAAAATCGAATGCCCGGAGTGCGGCTCTAAGGCTGTTATTCGTAAAACTAACCGGAAGCACCGGCAGATATCAGATATTTACTGCGCCTGTGCTGACGTGGAGTGTGGGCATACTTTCGTAATGAATCTGACGTTCTCACACACCCTCAGCCCAAGCGCGAAAACCGGCGACGCGATGGTGCAAAAAATCTTAAGCGCCCTGTCGCCGGATCAAAAACAAATGGCGCTGGATTTACTGAAAGCCGCGCCCGCTGCGTGAGTTATAAGACCCCCTTTCCTGGGGGTTTTCTTTTTTTGTGGCCACGCCATGCCGCATGGTTTCCACGAGTTCATTTATCCATAGCAAAGCAATCTGCCGTTCTCTGGCGCTACTTTCTTCAACACAAACATATTTGGCTATCAGCCCAATGCGCTCCAGAGTCTCAGACTGCCCTAACAAATCCATTCGCACCCCCACAAAAAACACTGTACATATAAACAGTATAGTACCTTAAAACCGTTTCTTAACAATGATTTCATTAAGTTATTATTAGCGATAGCTTTAGGTGATCACCTTAGCATCGTTGGATGGGGAGATGCGCCCAAGACGCAAAAAAGCCGCTTTTCAGCGGCCATGTATTTACGTGTTAATGTGCTTGTCCGTTACGAAAAATCGTTTACTACCTGAACAATAACCATGTTTTCCCCTGACGGGGTGTTAACATACACGGTTTCTTGGGGGTCGCTGCCACGCCAGCAAGTCGCCTCGATATCGCACTTGTCTTGCTTCTTAAACCCTTTGTTTAACAGGTATTCATCAACCTTCGTGGTATCCATGGTGCCATAAAACTTAACTACATTTACATGAGCGGCAGGCCCGGACACATTCATGAAACTGAATTCATATTTTTGGGAAATCCGTGGCATTTCCTGCAAAATTTCGGGCGTATAGAAGCTGTATTCGCGAGTGTCCTTTTCTGTGTAATGGGCGCTCTCTGCGAACTCCATTTTTATATACGGAATTGCGTAAATGATAAAGCCACATAACAACACTACCAGGCTTATAAGGATTTTGGTCTTTTTATGCATAAGGCAGGCTGCCCCCTTTTGCTTTATCCATGTAGTTACCGTTCATAGTATTGATTTTAACAATACCTGAGCGGAAATCATTCCACGGCATAATGGTACGCATGAAGCTGGGGAGATGCCCTTTGTGCGGCTTAGCATTACGAAACCTTTCAGGATCAGGGAAAAGCCACGGGGTGAAGCCTTTATTTTTCCAGTCACCTATTTTTCCATAATAATCCCAACGCATTAACGCAGCCTCTTTGCTGACAGGCCGCAGCAAATCAAAAGGATTCTCTATGGATACCACGCGGTAAAACCCCAGCAAATCAGAAACCAAATCCTCGCCACTGAAACCGCTATCAGTAAAGAGACTGATAATGAAAGAATCCTGAAGCCCTTCAAACTTCTTCGCTAAAGCCATCATCATTGCAAGGGCGATACTCAACCGCTCGTTATATGTCCGACCGCTTTTTATAGTCCACTTAAGAAACTTCCCCATTTTCCTGGTCCTGGTGGGATCAACCATCGATTGGGAATAGGTTACGTCATATTCTTTTTGCCCTGAGGCTTCACCTGCCTCGAACTGCGCCAATAGCTTCCGTATATCATTTCCCTGAGCATGTCCTAAATCAATCCAGCCCAGAACTTCCGTATAGATAAGCCCATATTTCAGACTAGCACTGAGCTTACCATCCACTATATCTTCACGCTTACTCATCCTTAATCTTCTCCTTTCGAGGCGGCACTAAACCAGATGATATCCGGCGGCAGATGCATTTTAAGAGCCTGCCACTGACAAAACAGACTATGACCATCCAGGCCAGGTTTCATTTTGGGGCTGTGGCATCCGTTCCTGCAACCGCCCTTTTCGGTAGATGAGTGATTTTCCGGACCCCAGCGCCAGACTGCTGCCCCTTAACAGCGCATCAATTTCCAGATCGCTGCCATCGAAACCGCGTTTTTGTAGTTCTATCGTTAATCGTCGGCGGGTTCCCCCCGTACAGTTATTGACAGAACTCCAAGGGGCGGCTGCGCCGCCAGAAAAACCAGCCTCCGCTGACGCTTCGGCCAACTTCGGCACAATCGCCCACTTCACCAGGCGCGTGACGACTTCCGATCCCTGAACATGGGGGGAATAGATACCCTGAACGCGCTGCACATCTTCGCCGTATTCGTTGCCCTGTTCGGTGATTTCATAAGCGAGACGCACAACTAGATCGCGACGCGCCACCAGTGGCCCGCCCTGCAAGTCGGTATACGATGCCCAGTCACTGGCGAGATCCGCCGCAGCTAAAACAGCATCCATGCGCGGGTCGGCCAGCTGCTGACCACGCAAACGGCGCAGCTCCCGCCAGACCGTTACCGGCGCGCCGCCAATCTGCTGAAACTGACGGATGCGCCAGCGGGATGCCCAGGCACTTACCGCTTTAGCCATATCGCGCAGGCTCTCGCCGGTTTCGTCGTCTTTTTCGCCATCAAGGGCAAAGCCATCAATGTTTTTTGAAATGTATTTGGCGATGTAGCCGGTGGCTGACCCTATTTCCGGATCGATAGGCTCAACGTGAAAACGCGCCTTAAGCGCTTCGGGTGAATTTAGTTCTTCTGAATCCGAAATGCGGGCGTGATAGCAAATGATATCGCGCACCGCATCAACATCCTGCGGGCGCATGAAAAGCAGCATGTGCCAGTGTGGCGTACCGTCATGGTGCGGCTCAACTACACGGAAGCCAAAAACGTGAATGCCTGCGCGGGAAAGCGCGGCCCGAGCTTTAGCCCAGACACCGCAAAGATAGCGCTGCGTGTCCTGCGGATTACTGCCATTCCATTGCGACACAAAGCCGCCCTTGCTGTGTACAGAGTGATAACGCGACGGTGCCGTGATGGTGTAGAAATCGCCCGCCATGCCGGTTTCGCTTGCAATATCTTCAAAGCCGCGCATCCGCACCATCAGTTCACAGCGACGAATCGCAGGATTGGCCACGCTGCCGTAAACCATATCAGCCAGCGAAACCCGATCGCCGTCATCATTAATCAGGTCGAACTTTTTAAAAAATTCTGTGTTGCGTCGCTTTTGCTCTGTCCACTCATTAAGCGCACCGCGCGACACATAAGCGCTGGCCGCTTTCTGCACCTGCCCCACGGCAATGGCCATATGTTCGCGCTGTACGTCACGGGCGCGCTTAATCTTCGTGCACCACCACGCCGGGGCCATCATACGTAGCAGACCACTTTCGGCCTGGCGAGTGGTCAGCTTGTTGGCCGTGAAGGCAGTCCAGTACGGCGCAGTGAATCCAATGAACAAAGCCAGCTCAGAAAGCCGAATGTACGCATCAGCGGTGCGCTGGCACATTTCTTTTTCATCTTTTGGCTTGCCTTTAAGGGTGTCGGTGAACTCATAAAACGACTGCGCCATCCAGCTGGCCACCTTCGCGGCCAGCTCTTTTACCTCCCTGCGGTCAAGAGAAGGCAGGCGCGCCAGCGCCTTACCGAAAGGCAGATCGCTTTCATTTGCGCGCATACGATAGCGCTCTGACACTTTGCGCAGACGTGGCAATACATTCTGGCCAATGGTCTGGCGCAAAAATGTATTGGCACGGCGGCGCCCGTCGCGGTCATTAAACAGGGCTTCATAACGATGGCCGAAATACCCGGCTAACCAGTCGGGTATTTCGTGAAGGTACTGCGCGCGGAAATCATGATCGGCGGGATTGATCTGCCACAGCTTGCGCTCTGTCAGCGTCACGTCGCGCGGCACACCTCGCGCGAAATGCTCACGCCGCCATTCATTGACGGCATGATGCTGGCCATTATGCGCAATACTCATGCGCTGGCCTCAATCGCAGTAAGTGTTTTTCTTACTGCCATGCCGAACCGCCCTTGCTTGTAATTGCCGCGGCTTCTTCGCGGAGAAGCTCCACAATCTCAGCAGCGCTTAAGCCTTCGTTGGCGGCATAGGTCGCCAGTTTATCCAGACGGGTGGAACACAAATCGGCGGCGACTGCCTTACCTTCCTGTGTAGCTTTGGCCAACATGGACATCATGTCGGTGGCTGGCTTCGTGGCGTTTAAATCCTGACGAATCATTTTCATTTAGGTTTCTTCAAAGCAAAGGAATGCCCGGCCACGTCATGGGTGGCCTGTGCATTACCGGGTTAGTTAATGAAAAACGGGAGGAGTTACAGCGGCTGAATGGTTCGGGGCTGGCACCAGGTGAACCGGATAAGCCGCGCGCCACCACGTCTGGATCATTGCGGTTATTTCGCCGACGCCCAGCGACCCCGCCGTGTAAAATATGGCTCTTACGCCAGCAAGAGCCTCAATCTGTGTTTCCCGCCCTTCTGCCTCACGGTAAGCGCAACACCAGAACGCCGCCTGAATGGCCAGCCAGTGGCGAGGGCTGACCAGATGCTCCGTGTCGTTGAAGAAAAACGGGTCAAGGCCAATGAGGCCGCCTTTCTGGGTACTTTTGGCAGTGAAGGCGCGCACATAATTCATCGGCACGCGCCATGCTTCCATTTCCTGCATCAAACACTCTTTTTCTACCGCGATAATCGTCATTGTTCAGTTTCCTGTGTTGTTATGCAGATGTGCGCGCTGTTCCAGAACGTGAAGGATCTGCGGCGCAATAACCATTTCCGGGCCGTTCTTAACCGGTGCACATGGCTTTTCCTGACGGTTTGCAGTGCGAGGCACAAAATCATCACGGCGTAGAGAGCCAAAGCCGCCAAAGGTGTTGCGCGCCAACTGGATGCCGGTGCGGATCTGCGTCATTCCACGAACCCCAACACGCGCATACAGCTCACTCCAGCTACATTTCGCCAGGGTGGCTTTAAGTTCGCAGGTGCCGGAAATCGCCGCGGCATGGAGAACCACACCGCGCCATTCAGGTTGTAAGGAATCCCAGAAATCCGCCGCGGCGGAATGGCTGGGGTTAATCTGCTTGCGGATACGGGCAAGCCATTCTTTGTTATCAGCCACGCTTACCCCCTTTGATATTCAGTAAACGGCACCACAGTGCGAGGCGCGGGCTTTTACCTGTGAATTTGTAACGAGCCGCCGGGTTCCAGCGCTGCCCTTTAGGCAGTTCAATCCAGCCGTGACTAAAGGCATTCAGCTGCGGGCTAGGTGATTGCTCGGTCAGATAAGTAACGAAAGGTCGCATGTCGTTCCCCTTACATCAGACCGGAAGCGCTGCCGGTCACGATATCGACAGCAGCGGCCAGAACGGGCGCGGAATGGATACGGTTTTCAACCGTGTAAGCAAGCAGCGAAAGGCTGCGTATAGCATCGCGTGCTTTATCAAGGATGTGATTACGTCGTGCGGTGTCCATGTGCTCTGTTGATACAGCTTCCCCAGCGATTGCACCCACATTAGCGGTGGCGCTCAACGCACAAAACTGCATGTTAGCTTCAGTGGCGTTATTGATAGGGACGGACGGGAGGCAACTAATCTGCCCCAACATTCCATCCAGTAAACGCGCATCTTCGGTGTAATCGGTGATAGCCAGAAGCTCATCGCAGGTCAGGCGGTGCGGTTGAACCGGATTCAACTTATTACGAAGGATCTGCGGACGCATACCAACGGCAGCAGCTACATCTTCCAGATTGTGCGCCAGCGCAAACGCTCGGCAAGCTGCATCAAAATGAGCATGTTTAGAAGTCTGATAATCAAACATTGTTAGCTCCTCCCTAATCCGTACGATGAATTACGCGTTAAGCGAAACATCGCATTCACTTAAAGCCATGACGGTTAAGGCCGCCATGTTCACCTCAACCAGCCCTTTTTTCTGTGCTCCTTTAGGCTTGATAGGAAGTTTTCCATATGAAATCAGGTTCTCAGCAGTGCTTTTGGACATGCCAGTACGGCGGCAATATTCATCAAGCGGGATGTATGGATCGGGGATCACGATTGTAATGTTGGGACGCATAATGCAAACTCCTTCGGTTGTGGATACGCCAATATCCACTTTTATTAGTCAATATCTAAACACAGGAGCAAGGTTAGTTAGATTAAATCTACATGTCAACATTAAGTAGTATTTGTCTACATACCTTTAATTTATGGCGAGATTTAGACTAGACCCAGAATCGGATAGCGCCCCGGTACTTGATCGGGTGCTTGAGGCTTACGGCTTTACACAAAAATTACAGCTTGCCGAACATCTCGGAATTGCTTCCAGCTCAATGTCTGCGCGTTATAAACGCGGTGGGCTTCCTGCTGACATAATGCTCAAATGTATGGCTGAAACAGGCGTAACACTTGAATGGCTAGCAACAGGTCAAGGTAGAAAATTTGAGGATGAAGAAGTGGATATCCTCAAAATGCCGCGACGTAAAATCGTTGACGGTTTGATGTATGACGCAGGGATATACATGCTGGATAAAGTCTCTTTTTTACCGGGTGTTCCTTTGCCAATCTCTCCCGTATGTGTAGTGGAAGGTAATAATCAGTTCATCGTTGATACTTCATTCACAGAGGTTTATGACGATCAGTGGCTTGTAGAGATTGAAGGTAAAACGAGTATCCGTACCCTTACGCGCATCCCGATCAAGAAAGTGAGAGTAAGCGGCGTTGGTATGGCCTTTGATTGTGGTATCGACGACATAACCGTAATTGGGCGCGTTATTCTGACGATTCAATGATATGACCGTAAGAAAACTCAGTAATGGCCAATGGGTTGCGGACTTCTACCCTGTCAACCGTAGTGATGGCAAGCAAGGGAAGAGAGTTCGAAAGAAGTTCGCGACTAAAGGCGAGGCGTTAGCATTCGAACACTACACCCTTCAAAAAGTTGAGGACACACCATGGCTTGGACAAGGAAAAGATAAACGTCGCCTTTCAGACCTGATACATCTCTGGTTTGAGCGCCACGGGATAACCCTGCGCGATGGTGAAAAGCGTAAAAGCGCCATGCTATGGGCTGACGAGTGTATGGGTTCCCCTATGGCTACTGAGTTCACCGCGCAGCTGTTCACCGCTTACCGGGCTAAAAGGTTGGATGGCCATTTTGCCCGGACAAAGCGCATCACACAGGTTTCACCCCGCACCATGAACCTGGAACACGCTTATTTCCTCGCTGTGTTTAACGAATTAAAACGACTGGGAGAATGGGACGCGCCGAACCCGTTAGAGAATGTTCGACAGTTCAGAACAGAAGAAAGTGAGATGGCCTATCTTACTGGAGAGCAGATTGACAGGCTCTTAGAGGAAAGCCGCCACAGCTCTGCTAAAGATTTGGAGATGATTGTTAGGATTTGCCTGTCTACTGGCGCTCGCTGGGGAGAAGCAGAGAAATTGAAGCGCAGCCAAATCGATGCTGGGAAGGTCACATTTATAAAAACGAAAGGTAAGCGCAACCGCACAATACCATTAGATCCAGCAATCATAGCTGAACTGCCAAAAAAGAATGGTGCGCTTTTTAGTCCGTGTTATTACGCTTTTAGATCTGCCTTGGAAAGAGCTGGAATTGAATTACCGGCAGGGCAACTGACGCACGTTCTCAGACACACTTTTGCTTCTCACTTTATGATGAATGGAGGCAATATACTTGTATTGCAAAAAATACTTGGACATACCGATATCAAAATGACCATGCGCTATGCGCATTTTGCACCAAATCATTTAGAAGAAGCACTGAAATTTAATCCAATAACGAAAAAGCTTAGAAAGGGATGAACCATGACAAAAACAAACTTAGAAAACTATTTGGATTTTTATATAAATTTAGAATCTCCGGGATATGCTGTTTTAATTACTGGAGAATGGGGTTCAGGAAAAACACATCAAGTACTCAAAGCAATACCACTCGATTTACAATGCCATGTCAGTCTTTTTGGAATAAGTAATCCTGAAGAAGTTTATGGTTCTGTCTTTGCAAAGATGTATCCAGGAAAAAGCTTTGCCAAGAAATTTCTTGAAATGACAAAAGATATTTCAGGTGAGGTTTCCAATATTACTTTCGGTGCTGGCGCATTGGTTGGAGGTTTAATTAGCCCTCTGATAAAGCAGACTGTAGACAAAGGGAAAGTTATCATCTTTGATGATCTTGAACGTTGCTCAATACCGAATACTGATATTCTTGGAGTAATAAATCAGTATGTAGAACATCATCAGTGCAGAGTTATAATTATAGCGCACGATGAAAAGACCCACAGCGACTTTATATCATCTAAAGAAAAAATAATTGGCCACACGATTAAAGTAAGACCTCAAATAGATGACGCCGCCGCGCACTTTTTCCCTTTACATTACAATATAAATAATTTTACATACATAAAACCAGTTATTCATGCTGCTTTTTTAAAAACCGACTGCAAATCATTAAGGATACTGAAAAACTTAATAAGTGACTGTAATAGATTGCTTCAATGCCTTGAGCCATCACACATAAAAAATCTTGAGGCAATGCGTGAACTATTTAATTCCTTTTGCATCATAAACATTGAATACAGGTTAGGAAACATAACTTCAGAAGACATATTAAAACTACCATTAACCTTAGTTGATTATATGACATATGAACGACATACAGCAAATCTGCCTCCTGAAGAGAAAAAAAAAAATAGAAAACTAACAACGTTTCTTAGTAGATTTTTA